AAGATTGCTCCAGTGTTTAACTTGTTTTCCATTGTATTTAATTTAAAATGTTACTGAATATTGAGTAGATTATTAGCATTAAACCTACTGCGAGAATAACCATAGTGCCATAAGCAGCCATTTCTTCCCGTCTATCGTCTTTGTTTAGTTTCATTGGTTTTGTTTAAATTGTTTCACTTCGTCTTTCAAACGCTCCAAGTACAAGCAGAAGTCCATAGCCTCTTCCTGAGCGTGATTAAGCCATTCTAACGCACTTAAATCAGTTCGTGTTAACATTGTACCATACTTCTCTATTCCTCGTTGTGAGCGGTCATAAAACTTGCTCATTACTTTTAGGACAATCGGGTCTTCTACTTTCTGGTTCATAGGAATTTCATTAAGGCATTGTAATACTCACGACAAATCTCTATCTTTTCTTTGATGGCTTCGATTACTGCTTCGTCTTTTTGTACGTAGAATACTTTTACTCTTCGGTTTTTAGGTACTTGACTGAACTCGTGTTTGCGTAGAATCTCCTCTCGCAAGTCTAAGTCCTCTTCAATCTTGTGCAACTTCCAATGAGCTCTGCGGATTTCATCCTCAACCATATCAATAGGAGTGTCTACAAGGCAGTAACAAAGCATTGATTGAGTCTTTCCAGTCAACCACATATAACCCTGAAGTTGATAGAAGTAGTCTTTGTTAGGAATCTCGGTGTCAAAAAACGGAAAGGTAGTAGCATCCCAACTTGATTTCACGTCTAAAAGCACTTCCTCCGTGTTTACATCAGGTGTTCCCTTAATCCAATCATTCTCGAAGTACTCTTCATTCTTGTAAATAAATTTTACGTCTAAGACATCATTGACAAGCGAGATAGATAAATCCTCAACTGCATTCCCTTTGTCTGTGTAACGACTTGAAAACTCCTTACGAATGCCGTATTTCTCTTCTAACACAAGTTCGTGAATGTAAGATTTAGCAGTTTGGCTTAGTAGTTCGCTTTTTGAACGTGGTGTAGCCATTATTTTTCCAATGGCAGAACATCGAATCTTGAGAGCTTTCATAGTGCGTTTAGCATATCAATTTGACCATCAGTTAATGAGAATGATGCTTCGAGTTTTTCTCGTGTGTATTCTCCTTTTGCAATAGATTGTACTGCTGCAGCAAATCGCTTTTGGTCAATCGTAGGCAGTTTCTTTTCAGTCTTTACTTGTTCGCCTGAAGCATCCGTGTCTTTGTCCGTTACTAAACCAAGTGCAGAACTGAGTGCATAGCGTCTGTAGTACGTTACTCCTGAACCGAAACCTTGATAGTCATTCATACCCTTAAGCTGAACGTAAGGAATCATACACTCGGATTCCATAAACTCTCCGCTCTCGTGGAAGATTACAGTCTTTAAGCAGTTTTGACCATCGTTGTTGGTTAGTTGCTGAGTGAATCCAAGTCCGTGTTTCTTTAGAATAGGATTAATTACCTCAAAAATCTTAGGTAAATCTGCGTAAGAATATCCATAGCCTTGAGTAGCCTTGTGGATTACTGGCACTTCCTGTTGAAATGCCGCTAAACTTTTAAATAAATTTTTCATAGCGTTTAATTATTTATATACAAATATACTGATTATTCTAATTGTTTGTACTTTTCTTTATATTTTTTTATCAATTCTTTGAGTTCGTCTTTTGTAAATTTCCGTGTTACCCTTGCTCTTGCCTCCAATTGGTTGAATCTTTCAGCTCCGATTTTAATTAGCAGGTTTGTTCGATATTCCAACAAGTTGCCTGATAGGTAGCTATTGCATCTTTCACATTGAACGTGAACATTGTCCTCGTCAAATCTTACGTTCCAATGGTTATTAGCATTCCAGAAGTGACCAGCGTTTACTTTCTTTGGTTTCTGCTTACAAGAGATGCACGGTTGTTCTTTGTCTCGTTCTCTAATGTATTTGTTGAAGACTAACTGAGCAGCTTTGACAAGGTCTTGCACCGTCTCTAACTCTGCTTGCATTTTTTTCTTTTTCTTTTGCCAGTTCTTTATGGTAGCTTCCTGCACCCAAGCGGCTACGCAAATCTTGTTTAAGCAGTACTTTTGATTGAAGCGGATAGGCTCGAACTTCTCCTTGCAGTTTTTACAACGTGGCATCTTACACGGTTATGTTCTCAGCTATCCATTGACGGAATGCTCGTTGTAAGTCTACTTGCTCACTCCAAATCTTTTCTGCGTTTGGTTCGTCTATTCGTAGGATTGCTCTATCTACTTTGTCAATCTCTTGAAGTAGCATATTCGCTTTGTTTTTTAGTCCTTGTCTAAACACGGATTGGTCATTAAGGTCTTCAATGAAGTCTCTCATTACTGGTAAGAATGCACATAGTGCTACTAATTTTTGTTCTCTTGTCATTTTTTTAAGAATTTAAGTGCTTGATTTTTATTTTTAAATTGATGTATTACAAATTTTCGTTCTGTGAAGTCGTATCGGACTGCTCGTAGTTCACGCAACACTCTTGCTCGTGTGCATCTCTTACAACTAAATAGAGTTCCTCTTCTGCTTTTAAGATTGTATTGTCGTCTATTTTGGTCATACTTGTCGAGCGTTTTAAACTGGTAACAAGACCAACATTGTACTTTGTCATTCATTTTCATTTATTGTATCGTCTATTTCTATTTCTTGTATGCATCACCAAAGTAAATCTATGCTATTACCATATACATACTGCATATCTTTTAAATCCAATAAAATTTTTATGGCATTCAAAAAATTAACTGCCTCGCTCACTTCTTTTGTTGTTCTTTTCATTGGTTTATTGTTTTTTCAGATTCTTTCAATAGTTCAACTGTCTTTTCAAAGCCAATAATTTCAGCAACCTTTCCAATGAATAGTTGCCTTGTTAGCTTTTCTTTTTTCTCCATTTCTCTTGCTTCTGGCATCATAACATTTCTAAAATTTTTTAAAGTATTTTTGGCTATTAAATATTCTTTGCTATTAAATTTTTCAATTGCCGCTAATAATATACTGTCAATATATTCTACTGCTGTTTCTTTCATAAGTCTATGTCTTTAAATTTAAGTTCGTCTTTGAGTTCCTGATATGCCACTCGGAGCTGAGCGTTACGTCTTGCAAGCTGATTGAGTTCTCGGTTTAGTCCTTTGATTTCGTTTTCCATTTCAATGATTACCAACTCAGTCTTGAGTAACTGCTCTTCCGATTCCTTACTTCCGTTGATGTAGTCTTTTGCATCAGGTTTGTCAATCTCAAGTTTTTCACGTACGTTTTTAATTCGTTCTCGTACTACCCAAATAGTGTTCTTTGCCCAAAGTATTTTTAATGATAAGTCCATTTTAAAAAGGTGTTTGCGTTTGTATTTCTCTTGGTCTGTATGGTGCTAAAGGGTCTACTCCGTTTATTTGGAAGCCAATTCCCGAGTTGAACTCGCAAATTACGGGATAGTCCATCTCAGTATGTTTGCCTCCCGTTTCCATATCCTTGACCTTTTCTACTTGAATCCAAGTCTTGTACTTATGCTCAGGATGTTTAATTAGACGGTGTATGACTAACATATCATCACATCGGTTTGTAAAGCTCTTACCTCCCTCAATGTGGTCTTTAAGTGGTGCTTTTAAATGTCCTTTCAGTTCTCCCTCAGCATATAAGTTTCCACCTCTTCCTGATTCTGAGTTAGGATGCGTGTTTATGTAGATTGTCATTCCGTTGCTATTTACAAACTGCCTTGCTCGGTTCATAAACTCGTAATTGCCTGCAAAGCTCATCTCTCTATCAAGTCCTGTGAAAGGGTCAATCAATCCAACTTTAGCTCCGCTCATTTGGAATATTTCAAGAATCTCATCAGGTTTGTACAGTTTCGAGTTGTCTACAAAAGTAAAGTATTGTTCTAAATATGCAAGGTCTCCGCTGATTTGTGAGTGGCTTAGCTTACTGAAGTGCTTACCTCTGTACATCTGAATCATATCTCGTAGGATTTGACCTTTCTGATTCTCTCCAGACCAAATGCAAAATGTGAGTTCGTGTTTAAGTGCAAGTGTAAGAAAGTACCAGTTTATCCAATACGTCTTTCCAACATTGTCGTGTCCTAAAATGATGTTTAGTTGCTTAGGTTTGAATCTTAGGTGTTCATCTAAGAAGCAGTCAAGACCGAGTCCTTGTTTTATTTTACCGTCTCGTACATCAAGTAGGTATTTAAGTGAATCTCCTTGTTTTAGTAGCATCAGTTATTTTTTAGTGCGTTAAGTAATCTATCGTTTTCTTTCTCAAGCCAGTTTGCGTTAAAACCTTTCCAAGAACGCTCTACGCATTTTCTAAGAATATGGTTTCGGTCTCCTCCGTGTTTTTGTACTTGGCTCATAAATGAGTTAAATGCAGTTTCAGTATTTACTGCTTTCAGTTGCTTACGAACTTCCATCCATTCACGAGACAATTTTTCGTCAAAACCGTTATCAAGAAGCGAAGCTAAAAAGCTATATGTATTATTCTTATTTTCTTTACTTTCTTCTATTGGTGTCGTTTGAATTTCGTTTGCGTTTCGTTTGCGTTTCTTTCGTGTTTCATCTGCGTTTCCATCTCCTTGATAACTCTCATATTTACAGATAGTTAACTGTGTCGTTATGTTATCAGAAATCAATTCAATCATTTCGTCTTTTTGAAGCATAACAAGAAAGCGTCTAACTTTGCTTTTATCCCAATTCCAACGCTTCGCCCAACTATCTAAACTCATAATACTTTGACCTCGTTTTACTTCGTATAGTTTACCTTTAATTACAATTTTAGCATCAGTATAGTTTACATTAAGTAAAAGGTCATACCAAGCCTCTAATTTGCTATAAGTGCGTTTTTCATTGTAAAGCCAATGGTCGGTAATTGACCTATGTATTTTAATCCAACCGCTCATAATTAAAAGCCCTCATTACTTAATTTATACCCGTACTCTTCAACAAAAGTAATCCCATCAAAATCATATTTATATGTGTATAATTCAACACTTATGTTTGATGTATTTATTATATCAGGTAAATATATTAAATCAGATTCTGTATCAAGTTTTCTTCCAATTAAAGTAATTACATATTGAAAATCATTTGTATTGAATTGTCTTTTTTTAAGATAAGACTTTATTCCTTTGATATATCTAACAGCTTGTAAAAAAGCACTTATAGAAATACTTTCATTTTTCAATTCTATAACTTGTATTCTACCGTGTCCGTAAAGTATCTTTTCATTATTTACAAAATCATAGTCTGGCTTCTCAAAAGTAACTATGTCAGCAATTCCATAATTTCCAATCCTTAATTGTCTTTTAAATTTACCACTTAATGTTAAACCTCTTTCGCTCAACAATTCCTTGTCCGCATTCCAAATGATTTCTTCCAAATCTCTTTCTAAAAATTTCATACATTCCGTATTTTAGTAATAAAAAAACCCCTGCAAATCCACTGGAGTCTCACGTCAGTTTCATTACAAGGGTCAATAATTCCTTTAGGTTAACTATGTTTGAGACTCTAACCCGTACAAATATAACCAACTAACTATTGTCTTGTTCTATTTGTTGATAACTATTCTCGTAGTAACCCATCTTGATTCGTTTTTTTAAACGCTTGAGACTTGGCATTGTGCTGATCAACATAACATCTCTTTTCAGGTCTGCTCCAATTTCTCCTTTGAATAGTTTTTTGACATTTGGGAACTTAGAATCTCCGAGTGCTTGTTTTAGTGGTCCTATCTCTGCTAAATAAACTGCATCTTTGAATCTTAAAAGGTCGTTTTGAACGCTGATTCCGTACATAATCGTAGCGTGATTCTTTCCAAACATTTCTCCTATTTGACTAAATGTTAAACCTGCTTGTCGAAGTTCATTGTATATAAAGAAACGCTTGTAGATGATTTCTCGCTTTCGTGTTTTATCAGTTAGCTTGTACAATTCAATTAACTGATGTATGATTTCAAGTCTGTTCATAGTGGTGTAATAATAAATTTTCCGTCATTAAATCTGCCCGTTTCGAGTAAGTCCATCTTTTTCCAATAGCATAGACTTTTGGATGTGAATATCCACTCTTGAACTACTGCGAGTCCTATTTGGTATGTAAGTTTAAATCTCATAGTTTTTCAATTTCTTGTTTTACTTCTTTCCAATAATCCTCAACTGTTAAAAATTTATCTACCCAAGTTATTTTTAATATCTCATCAACTGCAATTCTTGCGCACATAACTGAATCATCGTATAACTCATCGTACATCAACACGGATGAAAATTGCTCTACTAACTCTATTGCTTTTTCTTTCGGTGTCATATCTCTTGCATTTTAATTTCACAAATTCGATTGTAAAGGTCGTGGTTGAATGATGTCCAGAATCTCTCTTTTTGGTATTTACTAAATAAACCAAGATTCCTCCTCGTCATCGTTTGGGTCATAGTCGAGACATCGCTCAATAAATTCTTGGAATTCGTCTCCTGCTCGCTTGAGGAGTTCGTCAATAGCGTCTTCTGCTTCTTGGATAGTGATGTCTCCTGACCACTGTGCTGATTCAATTTTAAATTCATCTCTTTCATTTATTTTATCATAATCGTAATACAATTCGATGACACCAATCTCTTCGTCATCTTCTGCTTTATAGACTACCACATCTACTATTCTTTGATGTGCACTGCTATCTGCTTCTCCGAAATAATATTTATTTGCCATACTTTCTGGTATATACTCCTTGTGCATACTTTGCCCAATCTCCTTTGAGTTCGTAATTGGGTTTCATTTCAGTTTGTGGATCAGGTAGATTCGTGTCTACAACGGGTGGGGTGTTGGTTGAAACAAGCCATACAAACACGGATGCTATCGGAATAAAGAAAATTAAGATGTGACGAAAAAAGTCTTTATCATAGTCAGGGAGTTCTCTCCACTCTTGGATGATTGCTTTCATTATTTCTGAGTTATGTGGTTAATTAATTCGTTTACTTCTTGCCAAACTGCATAGTGTCTTTTAGTGACTGCGTGCAGATTGCCATTTGCGTCACGTGCTTCTAAGTACTCTTCCCAAAGCTGACGCTCACGAGCTTGGATAAATTGAATGATTTCTGTTGTTTTCATAGCGTTTTGTTTTATTGTTGTGCCTTATTGACCTTACAAAGATATACACAAATATAAACATAGCAAACTTTTTAACAATTTTTTTTCACATTTTTTTAGATTTGTAGTATTTACAAGGGTTGCAGACGCAAACTTTTTTTCGTGTTTCTACAGAATGAAACATATAAGTTGACAAATAGTCAAGTTTTTTGAGCCTAAAAGTTGACAAAACAAAAAAGCCACCCCGAATGGAATGGCTCTTAAACGCTATGAGTAGTGGTTAGGTGTACAAATATACTAAAATATGTGACTAAGTCTTGCTACTTGTCCGTGTTTTTTAT